CCCTCAACCCGTTCGTGCGCCAGGTGCCATTGAGCGAAGCGATTCAGCTCCGACCATGGTGACTCTCGGCCTTTTTGGAGGACCGGAATCGTACCATAGCACATATAGCATTTCCTCCATGGTTCAACCACTGAGGGTCGCGAGACGAGGTGTCCCGTGATGTACCTTTCGTGGAGGAACCCCAGCGACTTTGCTTCAGGGCCCACGTAAAAATGAAAGCGTGGGTATGGCGTTCTAAGCCACCTGTTGCGAAAGAGGCGCATCGCCGAATAGTAAGCATGCTTACAACCATAGGCGCGCAAGTTGTTACAATGCGCAATCCATGATTCAAGCCTGTTTGCATCTTCGGAGATGTCACGTGATGTCGGAAGAGGCAATTGGTACGTTAGGGGTGTTACATCATATCCCCCAACGGCGTATATACCACAGGCTTCCCGGGAGATACATCCCCCGAAAAAGCTTTTATCGGTATTGACGCTGAAACCAAGGGTTTCCAAACGGTTAATGACGGCATCGCTTAGACGTGAGTCAAGTATGATGTCATCACCATATACACGAGGAGACTGCAACTTCCCAGTCAGGAGATACTTCGATTCCTTAGTGAGAATTGGCTTCAGGACCTGATCCAGGTCCCTGGCGCCAGACGTGAGGATTGCCTCACAGTCTCCGTACCAGTATCGGACGTACTCCAATAGCACGATTGCTGTAAAGACGATGCATTGAACCGGGAAACAGACAGCACTTCCCATTGGGGCAAATTTCTTCACCCGTATATCTTTGCCTCGATATCGTACTACGCTACTTCTAGTGGCCGACAGATAAGGAATTATCTCGTCCGGAAAAATCTTCTGAACGAGATCCCACGACACGCTATCGGAAGCAGAAGACAAGTCTAAGGTATCCATCGTACACGTCGCACTAGCGGTTTGAGCCGCACGACGAGAAAGGGTTTGATCCCTTAGATCGACGAAATCTCTAACCCATCCTTTTCGGAGGGCTGTCTCGAACCAACCAAGGAGACCTTGCTGTAAATACATCAGCTGTGGATCCTCTCGGCAGATGGAGCGTAAGCTCCACATGTTCTTGACAACGAACATCAACTCCGATATACGGACTTCGCATTTGTCGGGTTTCTTATCCGGCACAGAAAATCCCAACATTTGCAGGGTATCTAGAAACTGATACCCACTCGCGGTGTTACCGATCCCAGCAAGGCGCCGACTCTTTTCAAAGGGGTCAGCCTTATCCTCACCTTTCATCCGCACCGTACCAGGCCCGTGTCTAACGGGTAGAACCCTGGGAAACGGTACAAGATAACCATCACGGAAACCCCTATTAACTAAAAGCCATTGGACAATGACTTTCAAGGGATCCGTGTCAGTCTCGGACAACGAGAGCCGCCCTAATCGCTCCTCCACCTTTACCCATTTGTCGTAAGCTTGCGCTTCCAACTCTGGATTCTCAAGTTCGAGCTTACGCCCGTACCCAAGGAGGGTCAACACATAGTCGACCGGTGAATCGGAACGTTCACGGAGAACAGAAAGACACTCAAAAAAGATAGGTGTCTTCTTACACTCTTCCACCAGATTGTTATAATCTGGTTGTTGAGCTCCTCCTAAACCGTGTAAAATGGCGTTCCGGAGTTTTGAAAACTCCAGAAGAACAGCGCCTAATCCCTCGGTTTGTAATCTCCGAAAGAATTTCTTCACGGTCTTTCGGGGCTTGAGCCCTAGGGGCGAATCGCCCAGTAAGCTGGTCCACAGTGGAACGAACAACTCGATTTGATCAAAGTTGTTCTCTGTGGGAAGTATACCCTCAAGGGACACCTCCAAAGTTTCACGGAGATACCCCTCCCGACAGCGCACTTCTACGGCTATCGGTCGAGTCACCATGCTTAAATAAGCTTGGTGAGTCCGGCTGCGATATCACCCATAGCGACGGCGTTCGGGGTTCCCGAACTGACCGAAGCATAGGTCAAGGAGTATAGCGCGGAGATCAACAGGCGAAGATCCGCCACGGCAGGGGTAACTCCCCCCACGGTGATCGAAAGTTTCGCTGAGACTTCATCCGTCGAGACTTCGCCTTCTTCGGCGGCGTCATCAACAGCTGTCGCTGATACCCTCATC